CGGTAAAGAAGGTTTTGCATAAAGATCGTTTAAATCTAAGTTTTCTATAAGTTTAGTTGTTGAAAATATTTGTTTGAATCCTACGATATCTGCTGTTGAATTTGTGTCTGCTGCTAATATTGCATCTGGATATTCGAATATGCATTCAAGTTGAGGTGCTGTTTTGCCATCCCAGTATACGACTACTCCTCCATGTGGTTGAGGTGATGTTCCTATTGTTGCTAGTGTATACGAAGTTGAAGATGTTGTTCCTACTCCTGCTCCTGAATTGAATAATGGTAAGATTGAAGCTATTACATCAAAGATTTCTGTTGCATCGGTTGCGGCGTTGGATATTGAATACCAAGTTTTAGTTACCCAGCTAATTACATCTTGTGCTGTCATAACTGCTTGATTAAACAAAGTTCCAACTGATTTCAACCTATCCTTAGGTGATTCTTGTCTTGATGGTGAATAGTAGAAGAAAGATTTAACTGTATCAGGTAGATTGATTGGTGTAGGCAAAGCCTGCATCCAATATGATCCTTTTGGTAGGTTAGTAAAATTTAGGTTAAAAGATGCTACTCTATAAGGTGTTCCTCCTAAATGATTGTTTCCTCCTGTTACATTTGATAAAGCGTAAGTTTCGATTCTTTCTTTCTTAGAATATTTTCTTAATACATCCTTTTGTGAATAACCAGAGAATACACGATTTAGTATATTCATCTGAGGATTCGAGAATGATATTTTCCACTTTAGTGATAAAGCACCCCCTACAATAGTTTTATTGATTGATTTTCCTTGAAAATCAGTTGCTTGACCAACTTGCACCATGTAAAACACAGCTTGGGTTGTCAATCTTCTATCTTTTGTTGGTATTGTAAAGTAGTGTGTGGAATCAGTTTTGATTGGTAAAGATATTTTCCATCCTTTGTTTGCCTTGCCTTTAACTGATCCTTGATGTGCTTGAGCTATTCTCAGTACATTATTTTCTGATATAAATTCTGGTGCATCATCTGGATCTGTATCAAAATAAGCTACGTAAAGTGCGTTAACAGAGTCTGGTATTGTTGGTTCATAAACTAATTCCAAGTGTTCAAATTTGTAAAATTGGAAGGCATTAGATAGTAATTCCAACCTTGTACCTGGAAAGGCCCAAGGTGCTACATCATATTTGTAGACTAGTTTAACTGTGCCATCTAAATCTTCTGTTCCATAAATTTGAGTTGTGGATAAGAAGTCTTTCCCTGTGATAGAGAAAGATTTGGATCTGTCTTTCTTTGATCCGTGAGAATTTAATTTAATTCTGTTTATTTTCCTGTTTAGGACATTCATTTGTTGTTTGATCCCATTTGATCGGATAACAATTTGTTTGTTAGATTTCTTGTTTTGTTTTTGTTTTTGTTTTTGTTGCATTGTCTATAGTATATAGTTTTGTATTGTTGTTTGATTATTAGTAATTGTTTAATTATAATGTCCGCTGCAGCTCGGTATTCTTTGTAAAACAATCCTTGATTTGCTAATTTAAGCAAACTTTGCCAGAACAACAGTTCTTTATTGCATAATGCAAGTGCTAATGATATATCTTTATGTTTAGCTACATAGTTGAAGAATCTAATATGGTTTTCCATGTTTGTTTCAATTGTTATTTTGCCATTTTGTAACGGATGATCATCCACTACAGGAAAGGTTTTCTTTGGATTTGTGTCAATTGCACGTGTGTCAACAGGTCTTAATATATTAAGTGTTTTGACAAATTCCTGTTTTAATTTGTCAATCATTTCATTAACATTGTGTGATTTAAGGTTGTCAGCAATACATTTTTGAAGATTTTCTCTTGTTTGTTTATGTATTCTAGTAATTCCAGGATAATATTCCTCATAACTTGCCCATTTGTGTCCTGAGAAGATTTGATACTGCCAATCAGCACCTAGTGCTTTCATTTTCTTAGCATCAATAGCTTCACGATTTTGCCCTTTATACATTATATCTAAAAGATAGTGTGCATAGTATCCATAAAGGGAGAACACAGGAGATTGTGAGAATAGTCCTGTTTTGTCTGAGAAAATAGGTTTGTTAGGATTGAAATAACCAGTTAATTTGTAAATAAAACCAACTCTATCTGAAAAAGGTGTGTAATATCTGTAAGCTTTCTTGATCATTCTTTCCAAATGGCATATATTACCATCTGGTGTTACGAGCTCAGATAAGAACATCAGCGTTCCTGTTTCACTTTTCTCTTTGGTCAATTCAATTCCTAGTATGTCCATGAATATGGATAGGGAGTCAATGTTTCTATTATGTGTTGTTGTATCATCTCCATATCCTAATCCAATTAAATATATTGCTTTTTCACCTGTTATTTTGTCAACAACGTGTAGTTTCAACCATTGTGTGAACAACATTAGGAAGGTGTTTCCAAATGATGTCATTGCTGACCCTGATAGTCTTGATCCGTGTGTTGGTACAATTAACATTTTGCCGTTTGGAAGTATTACTACTTTAAAACATCCATAAATTTCTTTATCCATTAGGTTATTAATTGTGGTACTGAATGATGGAAACATATGTAATAAAAATTCCCTTTCACATTCTCTCAGCACAACAGATATAGTGCCATCAAGGCCACTACAATCACATCCTACATGACCTGGTATATTATACATACTCATTTCTAATTTATCTTTTCCTAATACATATTATGATAAATGTTCTTTCATAACTTCATGTAGT